AGCAACCTTGAATATTGGGTTTGACGCCTTGATTTGGACGGTGATGACGGGGCTGTGCGTCCTGCTCCTGGTAGTGAGCGCAGCGCTGCTTTATGTGATCTGGCTCTGCTTGCGCCTGGACCGCGAAGTGCGCCGCTGCTATCGGTCGCCGGAAGTCGAACGCGATGGCCACGCTAAACCTATCCGGGAACGGCGGTGAGTCGCTGGCGTCGGTGCTCCGTGCCCTCTTGCGTCCGGATGGCACGCACTCGCGGCTTGTGTGAGGCGCACTACAAGCGAGCCAAGTACCACAAGTGCGGGCTGAACCCGGAGCGGCCGATCGGCGGCTACATCAAGAAACGGAAAATAAATAAAATATTTATTAAAGGAATTCAAGATTCTGTCGTATAATAGTAGTATGAACGAAACCATGACCTACGCAGAAAACCAAGCAGAACTCAACGCCGCCTATGATCAAGCCTTGGCCCGCGCGCGCGCTCATATCGCCGCTGGCACCGATTATAGCCCGGCAGAATGGCAGGCGGAAGTGCAGCGAGCGATCATCTCCGGACAGCCCGAAAATGCGAATTGGAGGCATCGTACCCCGTCACCGCTCTCGCTCAAACAAGTAGCAGCAAATGATGCGCTGGAGCGTCGTTTAGCGTTAGCCGGGTGCACTCCGGTAAGGCGTTCTCGGAAAGTCAGGGTGCGACGATGAGTACCGATCCGATCAAAGCGACGATCGTGCCTCGGGCCGAACTGGTCAAACCGCCGTCCAACTGAAGTGCCGCATTAGTAACTAAAAACGGACCGGAAATATGATTCAGCCCAACACCCATGGCGGCGCTCGGCGCCACGCTGGCCGCCCGCGCAAGCCAGGCTGGAAACTGGTCGGGGTCCGCCTGGAAGCCGAAACACGCAAGCTACTTAAAACGGTGGCTGGAGCGCGCGAAACCTCGCAATCCGCATTGGCCAACGAAATCCTCAAACACTATCTGCATGAGGATGGCAATGGAAATAGTTGGAATGATCCGACCTGGCGAGATGGAGTCTAAATGAGCACCTGCATTGATCTTGAGTGGCTGACGGCGCACCCGGAGATCCTTAAGCGGCCAACGACATCGAAGCCTGATCGGGCACACCCGTATCCTCCAGGTAGTGGTCCACGTGGACATACTTGTGGGACCTGCGCCAAATGCCTCAAGCGCGAGTACTCGAAAAATTACTACAAGTGCCGGGTCATGGCGAAGCAGTGGACCGGCGGCCCGGGGACCGACATTCGGCTCAAAGACCCGGCGTGCAAGTCGTGGGAGGCGCGTGTGGATAAAATCGATATCGTCACCACGTGGACCCGGCGTTAAAACGCTTGACCGCTGCTTGGCACTCAGTGCTAAGGAAGCGACATGCTCTCCGAAGATCAATTGGCCGAATTGCACGCCCAGACGTGGCGCGATTTCATCGCTAGCGAAGTCGAATATTTACGCGCCGTCCAAGGGCGTGACCCCATCCGGTTCAGCGTCGTTGCCTCCAAGGATAAAAGATATGCCTACGTCGGCAAATTCAAGATCGGTCGGCAAACCTTCAGGGTTACGGCCACCCCAGGACTGAATGAAACCTTGGATTTCATCATTTATCCGGAACCGAAGGATGGAAAACCAACCACGCTTTGATGATGATTTTAACCGCAATTTTGAAGAGTCGCAAAAGGCAGCTGACGCTGAACTCTTTAAACTGGCTGAGCGCTCGGTGGCCGATTATCTGGATATCGGTATCGATCCGGAAAGCAATTTGTTAGGCAACCGCTGGCTCACTCGCGAGGGATCGCTTTTTATCGTGGCCCCAAGCGGCCACGGCAAAAGTTCGCTCTGCATCCAAGCGATGATCTGCTGGTCTATTGGCCGAGTGGCCTTCGGCATTAAACCGGCCAGGCCGCTCCGGATTCTCTTGGTGGAAAGCGAAGATGACGATGCCGACATCAAAGCCTTTGTCCAGGTCTTGCGAACCATGAACCTTTCTCAAGAGGAAATGGAACTGCTGCACAAAAATACCCGGATCGAGTTTCGTCGCGACCTGACCGGAAATCGTTTCTTTGAAGCCATCGACCAGTTCCTTACCCAGTTTCGATCCGACCTCCTGATTATTAATCCACTGACCGGTTTCTGTACCTTGCAACTGACCGACGAGGCCGCCATCGCCGATTTCCTGCGCGGCCGCCTTAATCCCCTGATGGTTAAACACTGTTGCGCCCCGGTCATCGTCGCCCATATGCCGAAAGGCCAGGTCGCCTCCATCTCAGAAAAGGAGTGGTACGAGTGGATGTACGTCCTGCAAGGCTGTACCACTCTGACCAACTGGGCTCGAGCTATTCTCGTCTTTGTCCCCTGCCCGAAACTACGCGGCACTTACCGCTTTATCACCGCTAAACGCCCGGCTCAATCCGGTTGGGTAGAGCCTGAATATTTCTTCGCTCACTCTAGAAAAGAAGTCGAGATCAACCACGAAACCCTCGAAATCATCCAATGGCTTCCAGCCAGCGAAGCCCAGATAAAACAAGCTTCGCCAGAACCTGAAACCATCAAAATCAAGGTCACTGAGGAAAAAATTCATCAGCGAATGTCTCCGATCGAGGATTACACCAGGGAGTCTTTTCGGACCTGGTGCAAAGAGGTTTTCAATATCGGTAGAGATATGGCTGACAATTATCGGGGCTCCATGGTTCATAAGGGGCTGATTATTGAAATCATCGGCGAAAGCAACGGTGCCGTTAAACCCAAGATATTTCGCAGATCTTCATGAAATTTTCACGTGTACCAGACCGTTTTAGTACACGCTAGTACACGTCGTACCCCGTACGCGTCGCACTGACAACATGCACGCGTACTGTGGTCCCCTCCCTTTTAGGGGGGACCAGTAGTACGCGCTGTCAGTGTTGGTCCCCGTACACGAGTACTGCCGCTTTCGGAACCAATGGATTTTGCTCGCAAGAAGTCCAAGTAATCCAACCTTCTCTCCGAGGGAGACGGCGTTTTTCGAGTTAGCAAGAAAGCCAACTGCAGGACCAAGAAGTCCAGCAAGAAGTCCCATGATGGATTTCCTATGTTGGTAAAATCCAGACAGAGAAAGTCCTTTAAGATTTCCAGAAAACTTATTTAAGTTTTCAAGTTTCCCGTCGTATAACTTACTTGTGAACAAACTTATCGCTGCTCAAACCAACTTCGTTATCTCTCGTTTCGGCCAGACGCTCAGCGCCGGCATCCACAATTTCGCGCTAGGCTCCATACACGGCGCCAACCTCGCTCGCGCCATCGCTGCTGAGATCCTCGAAAACTATTTCGCTCGTCTCGATCACCACTTTGATTGCCAGCCCGTCGAAGCCGATTACTACGACGCCTCCGATTCGTTCCGCGTGTTGGTCCACGTCGCCGGCCTGGGCCAGATCTTTACGGTCAACCTCAACTGAATACCGAGCGACCAAATGAATAAACTTTTTCTCGCCGCCGCTCTTATCCTGCCTGCATTTTTAAACTTGGCCACTCCGGCCAAAGCTGACGAAATATGGCTCAAGGCAGGCTCGGCTTTTTCAGTTAAGTGCCTTCCAAATAATGAGTTTGTAAAACCTCAACCTTCTGATGATGGCCTCATCGCGGTAACCCAAGTTGCTCACCGCATTGTGCTTCTTCGAGAAGTCGAACTGCCTGCCTTCGATGATGACCAGGAAGTGTTCCGTTTTGAAGGTGATACGGCCAGGTATTATGCCTTTGGCAGTTCAATCCAGATCATCTACACCGAAAAAGCTGTCGAGCCAGGCCAATGAGCGCCTACTCCGAACTCCGCGATAGCGGCCTCCTGCACGGCGGCCGCCGCCACCGCAGCGGCCGCAAAAAACGCGATAACATCATCGTGACCTTCAGCATCTCTCGAGCCGCTCGAGCCAAACTCGAACGCCTCTGCGCAGCTGCCGGCTCTCGCCCAGGCCAGCTGATCAGTGCACTACTCTTGCGGCAACGCTCATGAACTTCGCCAAGCACAAACATGACATTAATCCACTTACCTGGCGTTGTCGGATTTGTGGAGTTGATGAACTTGAGTTGTTGCTAGATGCGCAGCTAGAAGAGTTTCTCGAGGGAGAAACCCTGCAAGAATTCTTAAAGCGCACGCACTATTGGTTGGATCCCGAGCGGATACGTCGATGATTTGGGATATCCTCGCGCTGCTCTTTGCCGTCGGGCCGGAGATCGAGGCCGCCGAACACCGACAAGCCGAGCTACGCAAACGCCAGGCTGAACTCGAGCAACGCATCGCTCAGCTCGAACGCCAGCATGCCGCCAGAACGCACACAAATGGCCAGGGAACGTTTTTCGCTTCCAAGCAAGGTCATGATGGCAGTCACCCTGCCAAAACGCCCTATAAACGAAATTAAGCGTCTTTTTGGTTTGCCAATTAGCACTCAGTGCCACAAGCTGCCGCTCAACCCTGGTGGCTAGAGCCTCAAAGCCCAAAACCGATAGAACGAACGGTCACGCGCAGCAGCAGCAGATTGTTGCGGTGCCTATCGCCCAGCTCGTTCCGTATACCAAAAATCCGCGGTCGCATCCGCCCCAGAACGTCGAAAAGCTCGCGGCTTCCCTCAAAGAGTACGGCTGGACTTCGCCCGTCCTCATCACGGGGGCCAACGAAATCATCGCCGGCCATGGGCGCGTCCTTGCAGCAACCAAGCTCGGAATTACGAGCGTTCCGTGCATCCGGCTCGAGCATCTGACTCGCGAGCAGGTTAAAGCCTACCGGATCGCCGATAACCGGCTCGGGATCGATAGCGACTGGGACCTGGAACTACTGAAGCTCGAGTTAAACGACTTGGACCTCGACGTCGCGCTTACCGGGTTCGATGCCGACGAACTGGATCGGATATTGAACGGCAACGGCGCCCGGGAAGGCGAAGATGATACGCCAGCGCTGCAGGAAACGGTGGTTTCGCAGTTGGGCGAAATCTGGGCGCTCGGGCCTCATCGGCTGTTCTGTGGTGATGCCATCGATGCCGTAGGAGTTGCGCGGCTGCTTGCGGGCGTAACGCCGAGCGTGATGGTTACCGATCCGCCTTACGGCGTCGAGTACGATCCGGCGTGGCGGACAGCCATCAATGAAAACGGCCAAGTGGTTAATGATCAGTACATCAAGAACGACCGTGTTGTGGATTGGTCACCGAGTTTTGAATCTTTCAATGGTGACGTCATTTACGTTTGGCACGCAGCGCTTCATTGCAACGAGGTAGCGCAAGGAATACAGCGGCTAGGTTTCATCCTTCGCAACCAGATCATCTGGGTCAAGAACGTGGCGGGAATGTCGCGGGGGCATTATTCGTGGCAGCATGAGCCTTGTTGGTACGGCATCAGAAAAGGGAAGACCGCAAAGTGGAGCGCAAAGAGTCGTTACGAATCGACGGTGTGGCAAATCGACATGATTCGACCTACCGGAGATGATGTCGATAAACAGCGAACGAATCATGCTGCTCAGAAACCCGTCGAGTGTATGCGCCGGCCGATCTTCAACCACACCAGCGAAGGCCACGCGGTTTATGATCCCTTCATGGGTAGCGGTACTACGATCATTGCCGCCGAGACGATCAACCGCGTCTGTTACGGCGTGGAGATTAATCCGCTGTACGTCGACATGGCGATCCGGCGCTGGCAAACGTTCACCGGCAAAACCGCGACGCGTCTGGGCGACGGGAAGGCTTTCGATGGCTAGGCCCAAAGCTCAGGTCGATCCCAGTAAGGTCGAGGCGCTGGCCGCTATCGGTTGTACCGCGGCAGAGATCGGCGCTGAACTTGATTGTCATGAGCGAACCATCGAACGCCGTTTTGCCCCTGTACTAAAAAACGGCGAACAGAAACGCAAAACGCGCATTCGCCATTGGCTTTATAAGCAGGCTGCTGGCGGCAACACCGCCATAATCATTTTCCTGGCCAAATGCGAGCTCGGCATGAAAGAACCGCGCGACGACGCCGTCAATGTTCAGGTGAACACTATCGCCGCTAATAACGTATTTGCAGTCACTGATCAGGCTAAAAAGCATTTTGCCGAGATCGACCAACTGGTCCGGCGTGAAACAAGTCTCTTAAGCGGTAATGGAAACGGCCAGCATAACGACTGAATCAAATGTTGTTGCTCCGCGGCTCTCCGCAGATTTCCCCTATCCGCCCGGAGTTCTATCTCCGGCAAAGTTTGCTTTCGCGCTGCTCGGGCTAACCGACCTTTACCCCTGGCAGATGCTCGCTTTGGAGGCTTTCGGTCAAGGCCTCGCTACCGTGCTCTTGGCCGCTAACGGCAGCGGCAAGACCAGAATGGTGATCGCTCCTCTGGTGCTGTGGCTGCTGACCTACTGGCCTCGCTCAATTATTCCAATTACCAGCGGGAGTTGGACCCAGATCGAACAACAACTCTGGCCGGCAATCGAGGCACATCGGCACCGTTACCCGCAATGGGATTGGAAAAGCATGGCTCTGACTACACCCGAAGGCGGGCGTGCGTTTACCTTTTCCACGTTGGAACCAGGCAGAGCTGAGGGCTACCATGGCGCCGACGATGCGCCGTGCGCCTATGTTATTGACGAAGCCAAATCTGTTCCTGACGGCATTTATCATGCTAGTCGTCGTTGCACTTGTCAGTACCGTCTGGTTAGCTCGAGCGCGGGCGGTCCTAAAGGCTTTTTCTACGATCTGAACCATCGGTTGCGCGGTCGTCATTGGGTCAAGCGAGTCACGTACGAGGACTGTCCGCACTTAGCTGAGAAGTTCGCGCAGGATAGCGAGATCTATGAGCCGGACGATCCGATCTTGCGAGCGATGCATTTTTCTGAATTCGGCAGCCAGGCCGATTACACGCCGATCGTTAATCCCGAACTGCTCAAGAAGCTGTTCGAGCACCCGCCAGGCAAAATAACCAATTCACGTACAGCGTTCTGTGACTTCGCGGCCGGCGGCAACGAGAACGTGCTCGCGTTGCGCGACGGTAACCGGGTTGATCTGATCCGTTGCTGGCGTGAACTCGACACCACGCAGACCGTGCGGCAGTTCGTCGCCGAATTCTCGAGACTACGTCTCGTGCCGAGCGAAATCTACGGGGACGAAGGCGGCCTCGGCGTTGTCATATGCGACGCGTTGGCCGAGGCCGGCTGGCATATCAATCGGGCCAATAACGCCGTGGCCGCCTCCGATCCCGAGCACTACGCGAACGTCGCGGCAGAGACATGGTTTAACGCGGCACGTAAGATCGAACGGCGCACCGTAATTCTACCGGACGATGCAGTGTTCTTTCGTCAAGCGACGACGCGCAAGGCTGAGTACGACTCTAAACAGCGGATGCGCGCGGAGCCCAAAGCGAATATGAAAGAATCACCCGACCGGGCGGACGCGGTGTTCGGCGCTCTCTATTTTGAGAGTTCGCCAAATTCGGTTAGCGCCTTGCGGCAAATTGGGATTGGCCAAAATGCTTTCGTTAGCGGAACGATCGACTTCAGCACGTCATGAATTACTACCTCACGCAAGAGCAGTACGAGCAGCTCAAGAAGTTTGAGGATTGCTTTGAGTGGCAGGACATGAACGAGGCATGCGCCAAATTGATCGAAGAGCTCGGTAACCAGAAAGCGAGCGATCTGGTGTGACAGATTGGATGCTTTACGGGCAGCTAATCGCGATCGGTTTAATCGCAGCAATAGCTTTCTTATGGATATGGAACACGAAATAAAAAGCGGGTTGGATCGCGATAGAATCGAAGAGCTCAGTGTCGAGGTGATGCGACCTATTCAGCGCAATTATCGGATCGGGCCGATCAGCCGGGACCGCGTTTACGAGGCGCTCAACGCGCTGGCCTTTGCCGTGGCTACGGTGGTGCAGGGTGCGGAGGGGAAAGCGAATGGAGAGGCGCGCGATTTTTTCAATAGGGCGCTCAATATGCAGATGGTTGATTTAGAAAGAAATCCACCCAAATGAATTTGCGCGACAAACTTGCGCGGGTTAACCGGTTTCGAGTTAGAATCGGGCCGCAAGGTTCGGATGATAGTTACGGTTGGAATGGTGCCTTTTTAGTCGTGTTCAGTGGCGTTGAGTGCAGCGTGATTTGTTCCGACGAGGGCGGCTGGAAACATGTGTCCATGGCCCCGCGTCCGCTACGGGTGATCCCGACCTGGGCGATGATGTGCCAGCTGAAAGATTGGTTTTTCGACGATGAGGACTGGGTGGTGCAGTATCATCCGGCCAAGAGCGCTTCTGTTAACCTGCGAGCAAATTGCCTGTACTTGTGGCGGCCACTGGAAACGCCGTTACCGTTACCGGAGCAAATCATGGTATGAGCACCCCAGAAAAGCGATCGTGAAAACAATTGGCCAATTAGCTTACGAGGCGTATTGCGTCAACCGTAATTGGACCTCTGTTCGCGGCGAGTTGCTTCCTGGATGGGAACAACAATCGCCCGAGTTGCGAGAGGCTTGGGAGGCAGCTGCCGAGGCGGCCAAGCAAGCGGTGATCGAAGCTGCAAAATATCGTTATGGTGATTTCTAATGAATCCAGCCGAAAAACGACAATCGATGGGCAAAGCCATCGTTGAGTTCGAAGGCCGCTACGCTGGCGGCAAGTTGCAGTGGTACAAACTGCCGCCAGGTGACGGCGGCGGCGAGTATGAGGTGGCTGGTATCAACCAGAAGTACCATCCGCAGAAAGCCGCCCGGCTCAAAGCGCTTATTGATGCTGGCAAGCATGCGGAAGCCGAAGTCGAAGCGGCCACCTACATCGAAGAGTACACGCGCGGCGTGTTGCGCTTTTTCCCTAGTCCGCAGGCTGCCGACGAGAATTCGCATATCGAGTTTGTATTGCGCGACACGGCGTTTAATCGCGGCAACAAGGGTGCCGCGACCGTGCTGCAGATTGCGCTTGATGTGGCGCCGGTCGACGGCGTGGTCGGGCCGATGACGCATCGGGAGTTCACGCGCCAGCTCGAGTTTCCGGGGCCGGCTGAAGTACTTAGAAAGCTGACCAAGGCGCGCGAACAATATGAGCGCAACGTGTACAGTTGGAAAACAAGTTCGCGCGACGAATCGAGCAAGTTCTGGCGGGGCTTAAGCAACCGCTGGGCAAAGTGCCACGAGGTCGCGACAACGAGGTTTGCATGATGAACCCTAAACAGGAACGAGAGTTTGAACGGCAGTATTTAGTGGAAACAACTGTACGGATCCATGAACTCTTTCTCTTTACAAAAAAGGAACGGCGAACAGTGCTCAGCTATCGTCTTGAGAAAAAGCTGCGTGAAATTGCTGATTCACTCGAGTTGCCGGTTGATGACCCGCCGCTGCCGCTTACAGGGAGAGATAAATATCTAGTCGAAGGGGCTATTCGAGCAGCGACCTTTCTTTGGACGCGTCGATTGAGGTGAAGTTGATCGCCTCAAATCTATTATTAGAATCGAACCGACCTGATATGGAAGCAACAGAGCTAGCGTTTTATTGGAGCTTGCCGACCGCGGCGATCATCAATGTTGACTTGCCTGGAGCCGGGAAAGCAATCGAGGCGATGGGTCCGAAGTTTCCGCGAGCCAACGCGGCGGCGATCGAGATTATCGACAAGTTGGTTAAGCAACTGGTGGTGTACGAGAAAGCGCAAATGGAGCGAGACACGAAATGACATCAAAAAAGAACTGGAACGATCAAAAATGAAACGAATATTTGGGATCCTGCTGATGGCGGCGCTTTTGTTGCCGGTGCTAGCGGTTACGCATAAAACCATTGACGGCTCACCGGCTAGCGTCCAAGCCGCGATTAACGCCGCAGCACCTGGCAGCACGGTAGAAATTGCCAATGGTACTTACACTTGGACTAGTGGTGTGCATGTCGATAAGGCCATTAAGCTTAAAGGCCAGAGTAAAGGCGGCGTAATTATCAAATGCACTGAAATAACGGCGACGCTCATCGGGGCAGTGGAACCAAATAGCGGCAATCTGCAAATCGCGGACCTTGATTTTCAATTTTCGGGTCAGGGCGGTACCTTTGCGATCTCGGTTGGTCCAAGTAGTCCGCGCGGTACCGGGCGAGTGCTCGTACATGACTGTAATTTTAAAATACTTAGTTGGGGTTACGCGATCAGGTGGACTACCAATGGAGGAGTTATTTGGAATTGCGATTTTGATGGAAGTGCCAATGGTGGCATGACGGGAATCGGTTTTAAGGCGCCGGATTTGGGCGACAGTTGGCAATCGCTTGCTACTTTCGGTACTGGTGATCGTGATGGTTTAACCAATACTTATGTCGAAGATTGTATTTTCCGAGCCGCGTCGACTGCTTGTACAGATTTTGACGACAACAGTCGGGTGGTTGTGCGTCACTGTATTATTGATAATGCGCTGCTGGGTAGCCATGGACAAGAAACTAGTCCGATGGGGGTGCGCACCTGGGAAGTCTACGATAACGAATTTAAATGCCGCTCGGACAATGCCTATAATATGAACGCTTATTTCGGCATACGTGGGGGTACCGGAGTGATTACTGATAACGACTTCGAGGATATTCCAGGAAAAGGTAAAATTGCGTTCAGTGTTTTTAGTATTCGACGACTCTGCAGTATTCCATGTCAGACTCAATATCCGGCGGCGCGTCAAGTTGGCCAAGGCTGGATTGGTGAAGGCGGCTACTCCTACCCGAATATGCCTGCTGATGGGAGCGGTTATTTTACTGATCCGATTTGTATCTGGAATAATCGTGGAGCCGGCGCAAGTTCCGGCAGTTTTGTGATTCTCAGTGAATACCATCCCGATGAGTGTGGTAATAATCAGCAGATTGCCGATTACGTAAAGCTGGGTCGCGACTACAAGCTGGAGCCGCGCAGCAATTATCAGAAATACCCTTATCCGCATCCTTTACGCGGCGGTGGCGGCGGAAGCCCGACGCCGACGCCTACCCCTACACCGATGCCGACATCGACGCCTACGCCTACGCCGATGCCGACGCCGGCGCCAACCCCGCAACCGACGCCGACGCCGGAGCCTACGCCGGGCGCGACGACCTATCAGCAGTGGTTAAACGATTTGGGCCGTTGGATAGAAGAGCATCCTTCGCACCCTGATGAATAAGTTCACTTTAACTTTTGATAAGTTTTGTCGAATACCAATTGAAATGAACCCTGGCTTGAAAGATAAATTAGCGCAGGCAGAGCGCAAACTGAAGCATATTCAATGCTTGATTGATAACGGCCATTTAGGTTGGCTAACTCGTGCTCGCCTGAAGGCAGTCTGTCGCAGAATTCAGAAATTAGATGGCCTTCTGAAATAGCTCTCCCTAATTTCGTAAGAGCAGCATCCTTCCCATCCTGATCAGTGAAACCCCAAACCAAAAAATAAATAAAACAAGAATAATAGATTTATGGCATCAATACCCGTTACCATCATCGGCACCATGACTTATACTGAGGTCGGCATTGGAGGAGGTCCGCTGCCCGGAGGTCCGCCTGTAGAGATTTGGCCAAGTCCTGGTCATCCCGCCCATCCAATCGCCCCCGGAGGCCTGCCACCGGAAATCTGGCCAAAACCAGGTTATCCGGCTCATCCAATTGCGCCAGGAGGAGGTCCAGCCCATCCGATCGTTATCCCGCCCGACGCCATTGCACCCGGAGTGCCCAGCCATCCAATCTACATCCCAGGGACGCCGGCTCACCCCATCGTGATTCCACCCGGGGCGATTGCTCCTGGCGTGCCAGCCCATCCGATTGTGTTGCCTCCGCTTGAGCCAACTCACCCCATTGTCATTCCCCCAGATGCTATTTCGCCAGGGGTGCCCGCCCATCCGATCGTCCTGCCACCTCCGGCAGAATCAGGGCTAGGGCCAGCGCATCCGATCGTGCTGCCGCCCGGTACAGAACCACCGAAAAGCTTCACCGTGATTATTAAGGACAACGAAACCGGTGAATGGAAAGCCATCACTTTCGTGCCTGGCTCTGCGACCCCGCCAAGCTTCGGGCCTGGACCAAAGAAGTAATTGGAAAAGCTCAATGCGGATCGGGTTAAATGTGCAAATGCTGGATCGACTTATCCGGGAGCTGCAAGCGACGCATGACGCCAACTTTCCCGATACGCCGTTGATCGAGAATTCGGACGAGCTCTTACTTACCGATTACTGGAGAAAAATGAGTCAGCCTCGGAATTCGACACACGTCGGTCCGAGGCTGGCTGCTTCCCAGGAATGAGGCATTTAGGACTTAACCGAGAGCGAGACTAAATCGCCTCGAGGCTGCGGGTCAAGCGTGATCACGAGGTCCAGACGGCAACGACTAGCAGGCCGATACAAACGGCAAAGGTCAGATAAACAATCAGGCCGCTCAGCAGCTCTTTGTGTTCCTGTTCACGCCACCGATGCCAGGTTTTGAGTTGGGTAAAAATGCTGCCCGCAGCCACTAGACCGATCAGACAGGTGATCAGGATTTTCGGATCAAATTGGATCATTTAGGGATGGGCCAGATTGGCAAAAGCCAAGAGTAGGATACCGAGGGCGGTAGCAGCGGCTAAGGCGGTGGCTTTAGGAGAGGCGATAGGGCTGGGATCAAGGCGAATAAGTTTATTCATTTTTCGTTGATCAGTAATTTGATCTTGTCAGGGTTGGTTGATTTATCGAAATACTGGTGGTCTGGCTTGGCCGTATGCAGGAGCTCGCGCAGATAGCATTCGCTGCGTTTGAGTTTGCCGACCACCGAGCCGCAAAACCAGAGCACAAAGACCAGCTGGCCAAGCCCGATCAAAAAGATATAATTGGAATCATTCATTTGGTTAGTTGGCCTCCACGGCGAATAGTTTGGCGGGGTGATACCATTTGAGGGGCGCGGTCATGCGGATGAGGTATTTGTGATTCTCCTGCGTCCAGACCATGCAACCATTCTGGGAAATCACCGTGAGGGTTTCGCCATAACAGTTACGTACTTTCTGGCCGGCTTTGAATTGTGGGTAATTAGTCATGGTTATTTCAGACGTTGAAGCTGCGCATTGCGAAGACCAGTCCGATGATCGGTCCAGCGATGAGTAATACGAGAAGTATCATGCAGCACATGTAACACTATACGGTACATCGTGTCAAATGAATTTATACTTACTTGTACTTGATTGTGGAACATACTTGTCGTATAGAGACTTACGAATGGGTTTTACCGAGGAATTACTGTTGAAATTGCGCCGTTGGTGTAATGGCGACCGAGGCCGGCGCGTGCTGGTCGCTAAAGCTGTCGGGGTAACCCGTCAGCGGGTGAGCGATTGGTTTGCCGGACGCTCGAAGCCGACCAGTGAACAGATTCTCGCGGTTCAGGCTTTTTTAAAAAGGCCACCCAGATCGTAAAAAGTCTTGACGCCGCGCGTCAAGCGTGATTGACATGCAACCTTAAAGAGGCACTCTCTCTAAAGTTCTGGCCTCGGGATCAAAAGGCAGCAGTCCTCGACCTGCGGTAGCTCACGTTTGATTCCGATGAGAACGAATCCAATCGACAGCTTGTTGTGGTGTTTTTCCACGTCGGATGCGGTCCTGTATTTGGCGAGCTTCTCGGCGATTGAATCCGAGCTGAGAGAGTGTTCCGGTAACGCCGTCGATTGTTACGACAAGATTTGTGCGTTTATTGTTGTTTTGTTCGCGATAATCAGCCCATTTGCAGTTTCCAGGTTGATACCCAAGCGAATTATCAATCCGTTCAATGGTTTGACCGCGTGGCTGCTTTCCCATGTCAGCGAGGAACGCCAGGAAGCTATTGCGCCATGTGTCACACATAGTGATACCGCGCGCACCGTAAATCCGGTAATCAGGATGTTTCGGATCATGGCATCGCTGTTTAATTGCTCGCCAGGACCAGTACGTTGCCGAGCGTGCCATCCCGTGGCTTTCTTGTTTAGGCATATGAGTGTTAATACGACATTTTGTTAGGATGGCTGAATCTTACGATACGACTGATCCGATTTTCACGGAAGGCTTGCCGAAAGCGATCACGGAGCCAGTCATCCAACTAACCGCCCGCGACAGGCTCTATCAGGAGGTGCGCCGGCGCCTCCTACCAAACGAAGTAGAAGGTGTGCTTGCAAGCGCGATTGACGGCTCTTTGTACTATCAAGGCTGGTTGTTTAACATAATGTTAGACACTTGGCCTCGCCTGCAAAAGGATCTTCGCGAACTTACCCAAGCCGTCCTCGACGTCGGGCTGAAGATCAAACCCTGGGCCAAGAAGGACGAGGAACCGACTGATTCGGCAATCGAGAAAGCCGATCTGGTCGAGCGTTCGACGTTAGGATGTCGAGCGGATATTACCTGGAGAGAACGTAGCTGGGAAGGATTGTTAAAGGATATTATCACAAGCTGGTTGCTCGGGTTTGCGGTCAACGAAATCTACTGGGAGGTCCGGAAAAACGAAGACTCTGGCGATTTAGAATATCAGCCTCGGTGTTTTAAGCCGATTCCGCCGCGTTTTTTTAGATACCCGATGGACGTGAACGAGCCTGATCGGCTGTTGCTTAATCCGAGCGGGAATTTTGGTAATATCCAATTGTTCGACTGGCCAGCTAACAAGTTTGTCGTCTCGATCAACGAGGGGCACACAGGTCATCCGTCCATGGCGGCGCCGATTCGTTGCCTCAGCGTGCTTTGGTCGGCGAGCGTTTTCGGGATGAGTTGGTTCCAATCCAATGCCCAGTTGTTTGGCGTGCCGTTTCGGATCGGCAAATTCGTTAAGGGCGACGCACAGGCCTACCAGATTTTAAGCCAGATGCTGGCTTCGATGGGTTCCAGTGGCTGGGCCGCGATCCCGACCGACACGAGTATCGAGCTCTTGAATCTGACCGGGCAAACGGCGGGCGGACCCAGCGAGCGGCTGGTAGAGTTTGCGGACAAGATCTGTGATATCTTTGTGCTCGGGCAGACGCTGACGACCGACGTGCAGGCCTCCGGATCTCGGGCGCTCGGCCAAGTGCATCACCAAGTCAAATCTGATCTGATCGACGCGGTGCTAAAATACGTCGGTTTTGTGCTCACTGATCAGTACAGTCGTGCGCTGATCGCGCTCAACTACGGGCCGGACGAAAAAGAGATCCCGAGTTTTGAGCTGGATCGCGAAGAGCCGATTGACGAAAAGACGATTGCCGAGCGCGATGCGATCCTGTTTGGCAACAGTACTGGTCAGCTTGGGTTACCAGTGAGCCTGGAATTCCTCTACGATCGGCACCGGGTGCCAGCACCAGAGGAAGGCGAGCAGCTTTTCGAACCGGGTGGAATCATGCCGCCCGAACCGGCCGCGTGGTCTGAAGAGCCTGGAGGCAACGGCAATGGTGACGGGCAAGGCGTCACGCCAGCGATGCCGAGTGAGCGTCAACTGGCACCAGGGGTGCAGCCGAAACAGGCGGAGCCGCCGAGTGGCGCGATGCCTGGCACCGGGGTTCCGTTCAAGCTCAAGCCGGCCAAGCAGACCGGGGTTCCCGCAAAAGCAAGTCATGTTTCACGATGGAACACTAGATGGCAAAATATCCGCGCAGAACACCAAAGGAAGAACGAGAGTTCCGAGAACTCGTTGAGCTCTGTCGCCTCCATATCTGGAGACCTGTCCGACGACAAAAGCAATCGGCCGATCCAGATTGGGGCGAGGCGGACGCCCTCCTTTCACAAAGAGCTGGCGGCCTTACCGGACCGCGGTCCGGCGGAAGAAGCGGCTGCTAGTTCGCTAGAGGACTATTTCAAAGAGAATGCGGCTTCCATCAAGAGCATCCGTTGGAAATCGGTCATTGATGAACGGACCACGCCCGTTTGCAAACAGCTCCACAACCGAGTCTGGAGCTATCCCGGTTTAAAACCGCGCGGCGGTCACTCGATTCCGTTTCCTGGCTTTCCGCCGATTCTGTACAACTGTCGCTCGACCGCGTTACCGGTCTTGAAGACTTTCCCCGCCATTCGTAGTTGGTTCCAACAGTTACTTGGCGCGGTCCCGAAACGAACGCTGAAACCGCCCTACCGCTACAAGGAAGGCACGTTGCCGGCACTGACCAAGGAGAAAGTCAACGCTTTGCCGCATAAGGGAGAGCCCATGCCGGACGGTTCACTTGGGCTACTGTTGCCGTTCATGCACAGAAAGAAGAAACCGCCACCGAAGGAGGAAGAATGAACGGACACCCGCACGCAAATTTTATCTTGGCTGACCCGGAGAATCTTATCGCCGGACCGCCTGGGCCGCCTGGGCCGCAGGGTCCGAAAGGCGATCAAGGCGTTCAGGGTCCGCAGGGGCCGCAGGGGCCCCCAGGGCCGCAGGGCGAGCCGGGAACGCCAGCGGTACGTGAAGCGATCGCCGCGCTGGATACTCGCATCGCCGCACTTGAACAACGTTTAGCGCGACTCGCTGGAGGCTAACGACTATGCCCTTACAGCAACCATCAAAACACAAAGGAGTAGTCGCGAATTCCGCGGCACTGCCATCAACCGGCCAAGTCGCGGGCGACGTTTGGGTTGCGACAGACACCGGGCATGCTTGGCAATATCAGGGTGCGGCGTTCGTCGATATCGGCCAGGGGGTGATCGTGGGCGCTTATGTGTGGGTGGCCGGCAAAGGGCTGCACCTGCCGGGTGCCGGCATGGTTACGTTTCCGGTACCGCTATACAAAGGGAGCTGATGAATGGAGGCATGCGCGGCAATGAAAATGAGCACGGCTACCACCAGCCGCCGCATCCGCCTGAACCGCCCAAGAAGCATAACGGGCTGCTTACCTTGCTACTTAGCAGCGGAGGCGATACTACCGTTAAGCTCGTTACCTTGGCTTTGGTGGTTGTCAGTGGTGGTAGCAATCTTTTCGCGACCAAAGAGGGTTCGCGCGAAACCGAACGCGAGTTGGCAAGCGCCGTCGAAAGTATTAAACGGTTCCAGCAAATGAATAAGGACGAGATGTTCCGCAGTTTTGAGGAAACGCATGAACTCCGGATGGAACTAAATAATACCATCGAACGACAGAAGAAAGCGTTAGAGGCTTTAGATGCTAACAATAAACTCATGACGCGCATTGAACAAAAGCTTTCCGAGGAAAAGAAACCATGAACTTATTGCAGATGATTCAGGCAATCGCGAAGCGGGAAGATATTAATCCTGAGGAGGGTAAGAAGGAGTACGGAGAGGTCCCTTTCCTCGACGAAAAGAACAAACGCTATCCAGTCGACAAGAAACACATCCACGCCGCGATTTCGTACTGGGGCATGCCAAAAAATCGGGCGAAATACTCGGCTGCTGATCAAAAGACAATGACCGCCAAACTGCGCCGTTACGCCAAGTTGCACGGCGTAGAAATGGCTGATGGCAAGAACGGTGGCCACAATGGCCGCGCTCAGGATCATGCTGAGTCGATGTTAGCAATCAGCGCGAGCGATGTAGCGATTGAGCTCGGGGCCGATGGCGAGCCGCCCAACGTGATCGCCTTTATGCCGCCGGGCAAGCAGCGGATCCAGCCGCTGATTAACGGTAAGCCGGCGGAGACTGAGATCGAGGTCGAGGTCGACTCGACTTTGGTTGCGAAGTTGCAAAGCGATCTGGACGCGCGTCTGGCCAAGGCTCCACGGCCGGTAGCGGACTTCGATCATGTCCAGCGCGGGCCGGCCTCGTTTCTGCCCAAGAAATTCGAGTGGCATGATACCGACGGCATCAGGCTCCATGTGGACTGGACCGATGCGGGCAAGAGCGCGGTCAAGGGTCGCAATTACAGCTACTTTTCGCCGACTTTTATGATCAGCCCGGACGGCAAGATTACCGGGTTACCGCAACATGGAGCGATTGGCGGTTTAACCAATTCACCGGCTTTCAGCAGCATCAAACGTATCGCCGCGGCTCGGGTCGGCCCGGAGGATGATGAGGAGATAGACCCAGACGACAATATGCAGAACCCAATAATTACACAGTGTGTCGCGCTGGGTCTGATTCAGGACTCGGACGACTTGGAGGTAGCGGCTACGCAACTGGCTACTACCGTGACCGCGCTCCAGGCGCGTGTAGAAGGCGCGGAGGCGCAACTGGCCGACTATCGAGCTAGGGAGGCTGACGCGAAAAAGGCGCTGGCAGTGGAGGCCGTAGACGCCGCCATCGCCGAAGGTCGGCTTCCTGGCAAGAACATCGAAATCCGGACTTTCTGGGTGAACGCGATGAGCGCAAACCCGGAAGGTACCAAGAAAGCGATCGCGGCGTTGGTGCCGAACCCGGCGCTCAAGACGGTCATCACCATCAAACACGGTGATACCAAGCGGACGGCGCTGGCTGAAGGCGCGAATATCGCCGAGCAGATCCAGCTCAAGGTCAGCGCGATGCGAGCCAAGAATCCGTCGCTCTCGATTGAGGACTGCTACGGCTTGGCTGAAGCCGAGAACCCGGAGCTGTTCGCCGGAGCAACCCAAACCTACGCAACGGAGGAAGCATAAATGTCATTCACAGGTACTACGGTTCGCTGGCCGGGCATTGTGAACATGCCCGTTAATCCAACCACGTCACTCGATGCGAACGGGAACCCGATCCCGACGGTGCTGCGTGGTCAATGCGTTAAATACGTGACTGCAAATTCCTGGGTCGCGCCGGCAGCTGCGGTCGGTGACGCGGTGATGGGCTTCGCACTAAGCGACGCAGACATGCGGCAGCTGGTCGTCCCGGTCTGGGTCTCTAACGTCACGGTCGAGATGTTAGTAAAGACTGGCGATGTGGTCAATCAAGGCGCGCTTCTTTACTCGACCGGAGATGGAACCGTTACGATCACTGCGGGCACGCTTGCGGCGGTTGGAGTGGCCGTAAACCCAAATCTCGGGCAAGGCACGGTCGAGATGGCGGTATTGGGAACCGGTTTCTACAACTCCATAACCACGCCGTAAACAATCAAAAATCGTAGAAATATTTTCGGTGAATATTATTCACTCTGAGTTAGAGTGAATGAATGATTAGTAACCTATGTTGCAGATGCAGGAAACTACCAAAGCGCAGTGGCTGTTCTTACTGTGCTGCGTGTCAAAATGAGTATCAGAAAGAGTGGCGGGAAAAGCATCCGGAATGGGATCGCGAGCGGCAACGCAAATATCGCGAAAGGCACCCAAAAACTGGAATCCAACTCAAGAATCAATATGCCAGAGACTACGCAAATACGTATAAGCGTAGAGGCAAACTGGTTAAAGAGGGGAAGTGTTATTTCTGCGGCAGTTCTGAGCTCATGCAAATGCATCATCCCAATTATGCGGAACCGTTACGAGTCGTTTGGCTTTGTCGAGCGTGTCACCGGAAACTGCACAAAATAATTACTTAAGGAAATAATGTTATGCCGGTCATAGAGCATTGGCAGTTACTAACATACGCGAAAGCGATCGCGGGCGACTGGGAAGCAAAAAACCTCGTGGGCGAGTTCTTCGCTCCAACCGTAGTGGTCGGCGGTGGCCAGTTTTTTTACCGTGACTACAAGAGTGGTAACGCTTTCCGAATTGTCGATACCGGTCGGGCCCTCGGCGGCCCGGCGGCAAGGATGGCAATGGACATTGATGACATTGCCGGAATCACCACTGAAAACGCCCTGGAAGCTTTTATAGATGACCAGGAACGGATCAATAACCCGCTGAGTATCAGCCAGATCCAGCGGCGCAAAGTGGCCGACCTGACCTACACGTCGCTCAATAACAACCTGCGCAAGGTGTTGACTGTGGCGCGTTCGGTGACTGCGGTTGGTGGCGCCGGTATTTGGTTTAGCGTCACGACGAATGATCCGATTGTGGATATCGATAACCAGTGTAAAGCGATTCTGGACGCAACCGGTATCTTGCCAAATAAAATCTATATGGATGCCAATGCGTGGCTGGTTTTCCGTAATCACAATCTGGTCTTGAGCCGCATCAAGGTCGGTGTGGCGGTGATCAATCCGGAGTTCGCCGCTAGCATGACGGCGTTCCCGCTCGAATGGCATATCGGTGGCGGCGCGAAATACTACGAGCCCGCCAGCGGGCATGGTGACGTGTTCATCTTCCGAAGCGACGATGATCCATCCACAGAGGATGCTTCCTGGCTCAAGACATTCATCCAGCAGGAGGGGCGTTTTACGAACGTCCGCAGCTACCGGGACGAGAACAGAAGCAGCGATGTTTTTAAGTTGTTGTGGTGGCAACAGATTGCGACAACTGGATCCGCGCTGGTTCGCCGGCTCACAATCACTTGAGTCATGCCTCTAAAATCTGGTAAAAGCAACGCGATCATTTCCAAGAATATTTCGGAAATGGTCAAGGCTGGTCACCCGCAGAAGCAGGCGGTTGCCGCTTCCCTCAGCAAAGCACGCGAATCGGGCGCAAAAATCCCGAAGAAAGGAAAGTAACATATGGCAAGAAACGCAAAAGGCGGCAGCAGGGCGAAGGGCTGGTCTCCAGGCACCCCGACCACTAAGCCGGCGACCGGTGGCCAGAAAGGTTTGCCTAAACCGGCCGGCAAGGGCGGCTCCAAGAACGGGTAAATTGTGGCCTGGGTCGTACCCAATACCAACGACATCTATGCGCGCCTGACGCAGCCCGAGTTGCAGGCGCTCGCTACCGTCGTTATGAAAACCGGGCAGGTCGACCGGCTCAACACGGTCTGGAAGGAGTGTGTTGATTTGGTCCGCGGCAAGGTGGCGGCCTGCGCCAGGTTTCGGATGTACGCGCAGGATCCTGCCGTGCCGATCGGCTCGATCCCGGAGGAACTCTACAGCTCGTTTTTGGAAGTCACTCGTTACCGGCTGATCAACTCGTTACCAGTAAGTCTGCCCATGGCGACTCCGGAGCGGCGGAAAACATACGAAGATGCGCTCAAAGAGTTGGAGGACGTCGCCGCGTGCAAGATCGAGATCGCGCCAGGCCAGAATACGTCAGGCATGTCCACGCTCACGTCGATTGCCTGGGGTTCGCAACCCCAGATTGATTTCGATCCGCAACGCAAAGCGAACCCTTGGTACTGGGGCAACTGGATCTGACATATGGAAGTCGAAGTTAGAGTTGATTTAGGTCCGTTGCTGGCACGCTTTAGGCGGTTAGCGGATTTTCATCCAATTGAAGTGGGCGCGCAAGCGGGCTACGAGTTTCTCAAAGATTACCATTCCAAGATGGATTGGCGTGGTGATCGTTATCTTGGGCCTGGGATCAACAGCGGCGAATTTGCCCGTAATGTTGTCGATGGTTGGTATCCTCCGGTACGGACAGGCGAGAATACCGCGGTCGTCGTTAATACGTTCGGCTTGCTTGCCTGGAAGATTACCGGCGGCACAATCCACGCCCAGAACGCGCAATACCTGACGATCCCGGTCGTGGCGGCCGCCAAGGGTGTTGCGGCGCGTGAATATCCTGAGAAACTCTTTAAAGCCGGTAACGCCCTTTGTATCAAACTAGGTCAACAGGTGCAGGCGATCTACGCGCTTAAAGAAAGTGTTGTCCAGCAACCTTGGCCGGGCGCGATGCCGGATACTGAAGATATCGAGAAAGCGTTCGTCAGGGCTGTGCGTGCCGAACTGCGGAAAGTCGCTGCTTAAATGTACAACTCGGGTATAGCCGTGGCCGCAC